AGACCGCCACCAAGCACGCCGAGCTGACCGCGGCCCTCATCGTGCCGCGCACCAGCGCCTGATCCACAACGCGGCGGCCATCGCCGCGCCTGATCTCACCCCAAAACCCCACGGAGACACCAGATGAACGCCATTGTTCGCAACCCGTTCGACGCGGGCGGTTATTCGCTCGCCGAGATGACGCAGGCCATCAACATCCTGCCCAACCTCTACACCCGCCTCGGCGAGATCGGCCTGTTCCGGTTCGAAGGCATCACCCAACGCTCGGTCATCATCGAGCAGTTCGAGGGGGCGCTGAACGTGCTGCCCTCGGTGCCACTGGGTGCCCCCGCCACGGTCGCCAGCCGCGAGGGCCGCGCGATGCGGTCGTTCGGCCTGCCGTGGATTCCGCACGACGATGTGATCCTCGCCTCGGATATTCAGGGCGTCCCAGCATTTGGCGGCCCTGAGAATGATCAGCTTGCCGCCGTGATGCTGCGCAAGCTGACCCTGATGCGCCGCAAACACGCGCAGACCCGCGAATACATGGAGATGAACGCCCTGCGCGGCATCGTGAAGGACGGGGCGGGCATAACCCTCTACAACTACTTCACCGAGTTCGGTCTGGGGCAAATCTCCGTCGATTTCCTCCTCGGCACCGCCACCACCAAGGTGCAGGAAAAGGTGCGCGAAGCGATCCGGGCGGTGGAAGACAACCTCTTGGGCGAGTCGATGATCAGCATTTACGCGCTGGTCAGCCCGGAATTCTTCGAAAAACTGATCGGCCACGCCCTGACGCAGGACGCCTACAAGTTCTACGCCGCCACCGGCGCGCAGCCGTTGCGCCAGGATGTGCGGCGGTCTTTCCCGTTCGCGGGCATCCTGTTCGAGGAATATCGCGGCACCGTCACCCTCTCGACCGGGGCGGCCGAGCGGCTGATTCCGGCGGGCGAAGGCATCGCCTTCCCGATCGGCACCATCGACACCTTCACGACCTATGGCGGCCCGGCCAACCAGATCAGCCTCGCCAACACCATCGGCCTGCCGCTTTATGCGCGCCAGCTGATGGACGACAAGGACCGCTGGATCAACATCCTGACCGAAGCCTCGATCCTGCCGGTCAACAAGCGGCCCCGCACCGCAATCCGCCTGTTCAGTTCCAACTGATCGGGGGCCGCCATGACCGCCTTCGCCACCGCCATGACCGCGATTTTTGCCGACCGCAACATGGCGGTGGATGCTCTGTGGCTCTCGGGCGGGGTCGGCCCGGGCGTCGCCGTCCGGGTCATCCGCAAATCACCCGACGAAATCACGCCCTTCGGCGCTGGGCGCATCCTGTCGGAAACCACCCTGCTCGATGCGCGCGTCGCCGACATGCCAACGCCAGCGCCGGGCGACCTGATCAACATCGGGCTTGAGAGCTTCATCATCCAGGGTGCGCCGAAGCTCGACCGGGAACGGCTGATCTGGACACTCGATATGAGGCCCGCATGAAAATCGACGTGAAAATCGCCCCGGACATTGTGGCGCTGATGCGCGCCGAAGTGGCTGCGGGCCAAAAGGCGGTCTCGACCACGATGGCCCAAGCCGGTGCCGATCTGAAATCCGCCTGGCGGGGCCAGATCACCGGTGCAGGTTTGGGCCAGCGCCTCGCCAACACCATCCGGTCGCAAACTTATCCCAAGGGCCGCAACAGCCTGGACGCGGCCGCGCTCGTCTGGTCCAACGCGCCGGTGATCATCGGCGCGCATGACACCGGGCCGCTGATCCGCTCCGGAAACGGTTTCTGGCTGGCGATCCCGCTGCCCGCCGCAGGCAAGGCGCTGGGCGGCAAGCGCATCACGCCCGGTATGTGGGAGCAAAAGACAGGTCTGCGCCTGCGGTTTGTCTATCGCCGCCGGGGGCCAAGTCTGCTGGTGGCCGATGCCGTGCGGTTGAACACGCGCGGCCAAGCGGCCGTTTCAAAGTCGAAAACCGGACGTGGCCAAGTGACAGCACCGATCTTCCTGCTGGTGCGACAGGTCAAATTGCCCAAGCGGCTGGATCTGGCGAGGGATGCCGAGCGGGCGCAGGCCGCCATTCCGGGCAGCATCGTGCGCAATTGGGTCGAGGATCATCTTTGATGGCAGGTGCCGACCTCAATACCCTGCTTCACGTTGATGCCGAACAGCCAAGACTACCGCCGGTTCGCCGTCAAACTGGTAGAGAGACACATATCCGCTGTCACCGAAGGGGATGAGCCACTCGCGAAACTTTGGATCCATGTCCTCGACCGGACGCCCGACACCCGGTTGGTCCGCGAGAATCTTCATGCCCTCGCGAATGGCTTTGGCCGCGCGACGGGCTGCGTCTGGGTTCTTTTCGGCCAGGAAATGATAGAGGCGTTCAACATCCCGCAGCGCGGCGGGGGACCAGATCAGTTGTGGCATTCAGGAACAGTCGCGTCTTCGCCCGCTTCCAGCTTTGCAAGCCATGCATCGGCCTCAGCCTGTGTCACATGCTGGCCGGTCGCCTGGTATTCGGACCATGCCTGCAACCCGGCCTGGCGAAAGGCTTCCCGCTTTTCCTCGCGTTCAAGGAACTGCGAAACAGCCTCGCGCAACATCCAATGCGTCGAGCGGTCCTTGGCATCGGCGAGCCGCTTCAGGCGGTCGCGGGTGTCCTGATCCAGCTTGATCGCAACCGGGCGTATGGCGTTCATGGCATGCTCCGCACAAGTATTCAGAGGTATTACCTCTAGCACATCCACACGCGAGTCAGAAGTCACAAAGCTGAAGGGGACCAGAATTGGCCAGCAAACGCGAAGCCATCCTTGCCGCCCTGCAAGCGCGGCTGCAAACCCTGGCCACCCCGGTGCTGCGCGGGGATGTGCTGCCCGAGCGCATCCCGCCAACAGGCCTGATCATCCTGCGCGACGGCAAGCCGGGCGAGCCGGAGGTGACGCTGTCGCCGCTGACCTATTTCTACGAGCACCGGGCCGAACTGGAGGTGGTGATCCAGGCCGGGACCGGGCGCGATGCGCTGTTTGATGCGCTGACAGCGTCCATCGGCGCGGCGCTGGCTTCTGACCGCACGCTGGGCGGCCTGTGCGATTGGGTCGAGGCGGAAGCGCCCGAGCCGGTCGATCTGCCCATTGAAGGCGCTGCCGCCCTGAAAGCGGCGGCGATCACCCTGGTGCTGCACTACGCCACCGCCGACCCCCTGATCTGAATTCCCCTCATAAAAGGACACTGACATGGCACGCGCACAAGGAGCGCGGGCGCAGATGGCGCTTGCGTTCGAGACGGTTTACGGCACGCCGCCGGTTGGCGGTTTCACCCGGATGCCCTTCGCCAGCACCTCGTTGGGGTCGGAACAGCCGCTCCTGAACAGCGAGTTGCTGGGCTATGGCCGCGACCCGCTGGCCCCGATCAAGGATGCGGTGACCGCCGACGGCGACGTGGTGGTGCCGATCGACGCGGCAGGCTTCGGGTTCTGGCTGAAAGCGGCGTTCGGCGCGCCTGGCACCACCGGCGTCGGTCCTTACACGCATACCTTCCAATCGGGCAACTGGACCCTGCCGTCGATGTCGATTGAAACCGGCATGCCGGAGGTGCCACGCTTTGCGATGTATTCCGGCTGCGTGCTCGACAAGCTCGCGTGGCAAGTGCAACGCTCGGGTCTGCTGACCGCCACCGCCAGCCTGGTTGCGCAAGACGAAACCGTGGCCAGCAGCACGGCCGCAGGCACACTCGCCGCACTCACGCTGCAGCGCTTCGGGCATTTCAACGGGGCGATCACCCGCGACGCTGTAGCGTTGGGCAATATCGTCTCGGCCGACGTCGCTTATGCCAACAACCTCGACCGGATCGAGACCATCCGCAGCGACGGCCAGATCGATGGGGCTGATCCCGGCATGGCATCGCTGACCGGCAAGATCGAGGTCCGCTTTGCCGACAGCACGCTGGTTGACCAGGCGATCAACGGCGATCCCGCCGAGCTGGTGTTCAGCTACAGCCTCGGGGCCAGTGCCAGCTTCACCTTCACCGCTCATGCCGTCTATCTGCCGCGCCCCAGGATCGAGATTTCCGGCCCGAAAGGCGTGCAGGCCACCTTCGACTGGCAGGCGGCGCTGGCCGTGAGCCCGGCGCG